CCTGTCAACACCGCCGAACCACCCCTTTACGGCAGAGCAGAAGGGCAGCTCGAACCCGCTGGTGGATACCGGCAGTATGATCGCGGCAATCGAATACAGAAAGGAGTAAGCGGGTGTTTCACTTTGCAGACCTTGTGAAAAAGTACGCTGTAGCCTGTGAAATCGTAGCCCTGCGCGGCGGAGGTTATGAGGGCGGCGAGTATGTGCGCGGGGAGCCGGAAAGAAAAGCGGTAAGTGCCGCAATCGTTCCGCTCTCACAGGGAAAGGTTTATCAGTCCGGCGGCGCGCTCACGACAAGTGATCGCGATTTTTATATCCGGAAGACCGATGACAGCATCGACCTCGACGACACGGCTTGCACCTACTATGTGGCACATAAGGGCAAGACCTACAAGGTCGAGGGCGCAGAGCTGCTCGCCGAGGACTACGCGGACGTGAACCGCTACACGCTGAAAAGGGTGGATAGCTTCGATGCTTAAAAAAGGGATTCAGGAATTCAATAAAGCGATTTGCGACGGCATCAAAAAAGACCTTGGCCTAATCGCCGTAAAGGCGAATCAGACCGGACACATTCCGCCGTATCCGTATGCAAGCTTTTCGATTACGTCAATCGCCGAGAGCGGCGGAAGCTACGGACGGACGGAGGCGGAGGAATTTAAGCCGGCCGTCGTCACAATGTCTTGGACGGTGCAGGCTGACAATGACACGCTCTGCTGGGAGAAAGCGCAGGCGCTCGCGGATTGGTTTCGCGTCTCCGGAAGAGCCTACCTCAAAGAGCAGGGCATTGCGCCGCTTGAGGTGATGGATATCAATCAGCGGGACAGCCTGATCACGATTGAGTACGAATTCCGGAAAGGTTTTGACGCGAGATTTTCCGCTATGAATGTGCTGCCGAGTACCGGAGAGCGCATCCAGACCGCGGAGATTCAGAGAAAGGAGAACTAAATGGCACTTGATGTCAATGTAAAAATTAAGCTCACGAGCAGCGCGGGCACCGACGGCTTCGGCATCCCGCTGATTCTTGTGAGCCATGCTGACAGCGCAGTGGTGTATCACGAGTGCGCGACCGCAAGCGAGGTAAAGCTCGCAGGCTTTGCCGAGGGCAGCGAGGCGTACAAGCTCTTCGTGCTCATGAAGGCACAGGACAACGCACCGCGCCGCATCGCGCTCATCCAGACTACGGACGGCGCTGTGGAGGCGCTTAAGAAGCTGACCGGTGTGCGACAGGTGGTCGCAGTGCTCGGCGGGGGCGATACAGCCGTCGATGTGTCTGCCTATGTGGAGGGCAGAAGAGACTTAATCTACTTCCCGGTCCTCAACGCGACGGACGGCCTCGCAGCATATGCAAAGCGCGAGCGCACGATGATCGGTGTGCACTCCGACGGACAGAAGCTTGCGGCGGCGCTTGTCGGCGCTACGGCAGGCATGGATGCGGGCAGCTTCACCTACAAAAACATTATCTTGCAGGGCGTTGAGCCGGATGCAGAACGCACCGAGGAAGAGATTCTCTCGCTCTCGACCGGCAGCGGAAGCGGCGGCACTTGCGCGTATACCATCGCGCGGAAGGCCGGTGACCTTGTGACCACGGAGGGCAAGGCCGCGTCCGGTGAGTACCTGGATATCGTCGATTCTTTCGACTGGATTATCCAGGGAATTGAGAACAGCGCACAGAAGCTCTTAAACGGCTCGCCGAAGCTGCCGTACGACAATCGCGGCATCGGCATGCTGGAGGGCGTGACCGCAAATGTGCTTAAGCAGGCGGACAACACGGGAATGATCGCGCATAACGCCGCGGGAGAGGCGCTCTATGCGACTGAGTTCGGCGGCGTAGACGCTACGAAGGAAGCAGACCGCAGAGAGCGCAGCTACGCGCTCGGACGCTTTACCTTCACGCTTGCAGGCGCGATTCACACCGCCGAGATTAACGGCACGGTGACCATCTAACGAAAGGAGAACATGAGAATGCACGCATACGAGTTTGACCCGAATGACGTATCTATCACCCTCAGCACGAAGAGCTACGGCACTTTTGCCATCACCTGCACCGGTGAGGACGATGTGGAGTGCTCGAAGGATGAGGACGGCGCAGAGGCCGTGGTGGGCGCGCAGGGCGATGTTGTCGTAAACCGCTCCCGCAACCAGCTTGGAACTATCAAATTCTCCGTACAGGCACAGAGCCCGCAGCTTCCCCCGCTTAAGCGGCTCGCTGACTCTACGGAGCTTTTCGGCATCTGGGTGGTCAATAAGTCCACCAACGAAAAGGTCGGCGGCACGAAGGCTTTTCTCAAGAAGAGCGCAGACAACAAAGTCGGCAAGAAGCTCGGCGACCGAAGCTTTGAGGTGCAGGTCCTCGATTACACGGACCGATAAGGAGGCGTAAATGGCTAGATTTTATCAGAGAACTCAGGAAATCAACGGCGTGACGTACGTCGCGCAGTTTAACGGCTTAAGCGCTTGGCAGGAGTGCATTGACGACTCCTACTTTCCGGGCACGGACAACATGTCCAATGCTCGATACGCAAAGAACGTCTTGAAGCGCGGCCTTCTGGAGCCGTCGGGGCTTACGCCGGACGACTTCGACACGGAAGATGAGCTCACCGAAGTCGTGAAATTCGTCGCAGATGTCATGCGCGGACGATTTCGAAACTCCGAAGACCCGCAGGCAGCTCCGGCAAAGGGCAAGAGATAACTGGGCCTATTGGAGGCTCATTTTTGACGGACACATGGACTATGAGACAGTATTCTGCCGTCTCACACCGAATGAAATCACTGAGGCGAATGCAGCGCTGGACCATTACATCGACCTCATGAACAAAGCGCAGGAAGGAGAGTAAATGTCAGTAGTACGCGAGGATGTAGTCAAAATTACTTTTGACGTCCCGAAAAATCCGCTTGGCGATGTCGACAAGAGCATGCGCGATTTGCTCTCCTCCGCGAAAGCGGCGACAAGGGCGACAAATGACGCCGTGCGAAGCTCTACCGGAGAGACAAAAAAGCTTGGCGCATCGCTCAAGGCGGCTGCGCAGTCCGCAAAGAATTTTGTTACGAGCCTGCCGCGCAATGCGCTTGCGGCGGCAGCGAATAAAATGCGGAGTCTTGCTTCCGGCGCAAAGAATTTTGTTGTGAATTTGCCGAGGAATATCCTTCACGGCATCGTATCCGGAATTAAAGGCATCGCAAAGGCCGCCGTAAGCGCCACGAAGAAACTCGGACTGCTTGCGGCAAACGGCCTTAAAAAGCTTGCCGGAATCAGCCTTAAGGCTACTATCGCCGGAGTTGCGGCGCTTGGCGCAGGCATCGCTTTTATCGGGAAGCAGGCGCTCTCTGCCTTTGCGGACGCTGAGCAGCTTAAGGGCGGCGTAGAGACGCTATACGGCGGCAAAGGGTCTGCCGGTGCAAATCAGGTCCTGCAGGATGCTAAGACCGCATACCGAGAGGCAGGGCTCTCCGCGAATGAGTACATGGAGACGGCGACCAGCTTCGCAGCGTCTCTCACGAATTCGCTCGGTGGTGACACGGTAAAGGCCGCTCAGATGGCAAAGACCGCGATTGTCGATATGTCGGATAACGCCAACAAAATGGGCTCCGACATCGAGAGCATCCAGAACGCGTACAACGGCTTTGCCAAGCAGAATTTCACGATGCTCGACAATCTAAAGCTTGGCTATGGCGGTACGCAGTCCGAGATGCAGCGCCTGCTCGATGATGCAAACCGGCTGAACAAAGCGGCTGGCAGAAACACCGATTATCAGATTAAAAACTACGCTGACATCGTCTCCGCAATCCATGATGTGCAGACACAAATGGGCATCGCAGGCGCGACGCAGGCCGAGGCGACGGACACGATTTCCGGCTCGATCGGGATGCTGAAGGGTGCGTACTCGAATCTGATTGCAGGCCTTGCCGACGAAAACGCAGATTTGGGACAGCTTTTCACGGATGTGACGGACGCTGCGGGAGCGGTCTTTAAGAATGTCTTACCGCGCGTTGAGCAGATTGCCGCGGCGCTTCCGAAGGTTCTCGGAAAGGCAGCGAAGATGCTGCAGAGCGAAGTGCTGCCGAAGCTTGCCACTGCCATGCAGCGCATGCTGACCGCGCTGCCGACCAGAGCCGCTGCCGCTGCGCGCGATATTCTGCCGCGCGTCGCGGCCTTTGCGAAGACTTCGCTTCCGGCGATGTTGCAGACCGGCACTGAGGCTATCGGGAGCTTTATCTCCGGCGTGACCTCGGTGCTGCCGCAGGTCGGTGAGAGCGGTGTGCAGATGCTTACCGGCATGGTATCCGGAGTTGCGTCGGCCTTGCCGCAGCTCATCCCGAAAGGCGTTGCGGCTGTCGGAGCACTGGTCTCCGGAGCAGCGCAGGGCATCCCGCAGATGATGAGAGCAGGCCTTCACCTAATCGGCGGGATGTTTCAGGGCATTGGCGCTGCTGTGCCGAGCATCATCAAGGCAGGCGGCGAAG